TTATATCTTTAAATAAATAAATATTAAAATCAAAAGTAGGATGTTCTTTTCCTTTTATTCCTTTTTTTGCTTTTGACATTTTATTCTTTGTTTCTTCAGAAAGAATTTTATTTTTATGTGCTTTTGATATTTTATCTCTATGTGCTTTTGATAATTTCTTTCCATATAAAAAATGTTTCTTTCCTCTAATTCCATATAAAGGATGCATTTTTCCTGATCCTAAACTTTTACCACCTATACAAATATTATAACCTAAATCTCTATTTGTTGCAGATAATTCAGAAATCCAATATATTTCTTTTTCATTTAATTCATCTATTGTTAAAGCAGTATCTATTATTTCCCAATCAAAACTATTAAATTTATATTTATTTAATGCATTATAAAAATATGTATCTAATCTTTTACAATTATATTCATGTAAACATTTTCTTTCAATTAATGATTTAGTAGTCAATCCAATATAATATTTACCATTTATTTTATTTGTTACTTTATATATAATCATAGATCAATTTTTCTTCTAGTTCTAACATAAAAATCTTCAATATCTTCTATTGATGGTATTTGTAATGATTGTCCAAGAAACATATCATTATATATATCATCTATATTATTAACCTTCATTATTATCCACCAATAATCTTGTTTGCCTAAATTCTTTAAACTTATTATATCTGGCCTATATAAATCCTCTTCTGTAACTGTATAAAATATTCTAGGTTTCTTAAATGAAAAATCACCAAAATGTGTTCTGGCTAAATCATTTTCAATCACATCATCTATAAGATTCTGCTCCATAAAATTTGTTCTATTAAATTTATTTGGCATATTACCTCTCTTATATCTTCTTTATCTATTGTTGTTCTCTTACATCTTCTCCATCTACTGTTATTTTAAATTGTGGAACATCTAAAATACTATCTATACCATAATTACCCAAACCTCTAACAATTGCTTCTAATGATAAAAAAGATACAGAAAAATCACCATATAATGGCCCTGTAAAAGTTAATTCTTTTGAATAAGTTACATTAATTGATTCAATAATCATTGTATTACATCTAAAAAAATTTCCTATCTTCAATCTAACTGTTCTATTAGTAGATGAAAACTCTTTCAAAATTCCAGTTGCTTCAGAAATTAAATTAACATTTTTATCATTAGAAATTATTTTTTCTCCTAATGTTTTTGCTCTTGTAAATAAATTTCTAAATTTTTGATATGCAACTTCTCCTGTTCCTTTTCCTGGTGCATTTGAAACAGTCATACTTGCTAAATTTTTTGATGCATAAACAATAGGATTTACATCTGTAATTCCATCATCATATATTCTAAATTCAGTTGTTAATTGAAGATTATTTCCACCTTGAAAATATTTTCTAGAAAAAATACCTGCTGTTAAAGAAGCATCACCAGTTTTCATTAAAAATTCTGCACCAGGAATTAAACCATTAAACAAGTCTGCCCATTTGCCTTGTAATTGATATGAAAAATTATTCTTCATTTTTCCATATACTTCCCATATACCATTAGAAATAACAATATCATACTGTCTAGCATTTATTTCTCTTCCTGTTTTTGACATAAATTCTTTTTTTTGTAATGCCATATATACCTCTTAAAATATTTTAATTACTGGTTCCTTAATGTTTGCTACACCTTCCCCTCTTGTTTCTGCACCAATTTTCTTTGCCATTGTATCTGCAAACTGATTAAGTAAAAAATCCATAAATACTTTTGTTTTTTCTGTTTCTGTTTGTTCTTTCTCTAATACAAGACCACCTGCTTTTTCTATACTTTTAATTTCTCTTATCTCTGCTTGTGTTCTTCTCTTTGTTTTCTTTTCTTCCTCTTGTGGTGTTTCACCTTTAATAATTCTGGTTACTTTGTCAATTACTTTTTCCTTTCCAACACCTAACCATTTTTTTAATGTTGCCATTGGATCAGTGAAAAAACCTTTAATTCTTTCCCATATAGATTTACCTAAACCTTTTATCCATTCAGTAATAGAATCTAATACTTCATCTTTCATTTCATCTTGTGGACTACCTAAAAACAAACTCTTGATTGTTCCCCATATATGTGATCCAAGATTACGCATCCATCCAATAATTGAATCCTTTATGCCTGTACCTATTTCCAATGATGTTAAGAAAAAATCTTTAATTGAAGTTATTATATTATTAGCTAAATTATTAACCCAATCATTTACTAACATATTAACTTCTTCTAACAACACAATACCACTTGTAAAAAAATCTTTTATACTTGTCCATATAGATGAAAATATATTAGATATTCCTGTAATAATTAAATTACCTAATCCTGATATTAATCCCCATCCAAATTCTAATCCTGTTTTAATTCCTTCCCAAATAAGTTCACCAATACCTTTTAACAATCCTAAAACCAATTGAGATACACCTTTCAAAGCTGTCCATAATAACTCTACACCAAATTTAAATGTTTGCCAAAGTAAAGGAACTAATCTTTCAAATACTTTATATAATAATGGAATTAAAAATTTAATTCCTTTCCATAATATATCTACTATCTTTTTCCCTACTTCTACCCAATTAATTCTATTAATTATATCTATTATTTTATCTATTACTATTGGTATGCCTTCTACAATAAATTTAAAAAATGAATCAATTGAACTTATAATAGCATCACCAACTTTCTTCCAATCTATTTTCTTAATAAAATCAATCATAGCAACACCTAATGAAAGTAAAAATTCTCCTGTTTTTTTAATTGCTTCTCCAATCCAATCTCCCATTCTTTTTAATCCATTGAGCAATCTTTCACCTAATCTTTTTAAAATTCTTGGTGCATCTTTTTCCATAAATTCTTTAGGATTGGAAAATAATTTATATAAACCTTTAGCCATTTCTTCACCTGAACCTAATAAACCTAATGTCAATCCACTTATTATACTTCCAACAACAGCAGATATTTTTTCACCAAATGTTAATAGTTCACCTTCTTTTTTACCAAACCATTCTGTTGCTTTTACCAATCCTTTAAGTCCATCTATAACTGCCATTATTATTGTAATTGGTATAAGTATTTTACCTAGTATCCCCAATACTGGTTTTAATGCTTTTATTAATGTACCTATCCTTCCAAATATTCTAACAAATCCTTTTAAAAATTTACCCATCATTTTAAAAAATCCACCTGTACCTTTACTTAAAATTTTGAATAATTTTCCAATTGATGCACTAATTCTTGCAAAAAATTTTCCTATTCCTGTTCTTTTAAAAGCAGGAAATAAACCTTTTGTCCATGTTTTTAATAATAAACCTAATTTAGCTATACCTTTGCCAAATAATTTTATAATAGTTGCAAATGATCTAACAGTTTTTAATAAAATTCCAGCAAAAAATAATAATAATAATTTCAACATTCCTATTTTCTTTTCATCTGGTTTTGTGTTTTTCTTTATATCTTCTAATGTCTTTTTTATACTTGAAAATAATTTAATTCTTGCTCTTTCCCTTGTTCTATTAAAACTTACTTTTCCCTGTTGAACTAATGTTTTAATACCATCCTTTACAGATGTTAATATTTTTTCCTGTCTCTTTTCAGATTGAGAAGTTTTTTCACCTGTTTCTAATGCTCTCTGCACATTAGCTACTATTGTAGGTTTGATTTCTGGCATAAAATATCCTCTTATATATATCTACATATATTTATAAACACTCTATTTTCTTGCCAGATTTCTTATTTGATTTAATATATTATCAGAATCACCTTTATCTTCCTTTAATTTTTCACCTAATTTTTCATGTAGATAATACACTTCACCAAAAAACATGTTATCATTGACTTGGTATCCATTTAAATACCATGCTAAATCAAATTCCATATCAAGTATTTGTTTATACTCTAACTTTGGGAAGAAAGAAATCTGGACGAAAGGGAAGAAGCACATCAGCTTCACCTCCACATTTTGTACATTTAACAGATATAGTAGGTTCCAATCCTACACTTGCATTTTCTAAATAAGATTCAAGATAAGCGTAATCAGTAGGTAATAATTGTTCTGATAAATACATATATTTATCTATCATACCTTTCTTTTCACCATTTATTGTATCAATCATTCTACATATACTTACCATTTCATCTTCAAAATTCATTAATGCAGTTTTATTCTGTTTTAAGAATTTCTCATTATCATTTTCATCTTTAACAGTTAATAATTTAAATTTTATCTTATCTCCATTTGGCAATTTAAATTCTTTTTTCAAAGTTTTTGCATCATCATCTGTTAATTGTTTCACATTCAATACATCCAATTCAAATTTATATTGAGAAGTCTTTTTACATTCATTACATTCAAAACTGACTTCATATCCTGATTCTTTATATGTATTTGCTCTTAACCAGAACATAATATACATCTTATCTGCTGTATATATATCCTCAATATCTATTCCTCTAATGGTTCTTTCCAATATTTGATTCACTATATTATTTGCTGTATCTTCTGTCATTCCAGCAAGCATTTTAACTTCTGATACTTTTAATGGTCTAGCTTTAATAACTGTTCCTTCAGAATATAATTTACCAAGAGTAGGTAAACCTTCAATTATATCATATATATCATTATCTTCATCAACTGGTTTTTCTTTTTCAGGTTTTTTAGTTTCTGTTTTTGGTTTTTCTTGAAGTTTAGAAGAAGGTTTATTTGGATCATATTCTTCCATTTGAATTGTTTTATTTTTAGCCATTTTATACTCCTTTTCAAGTTTTAAATAAATTCAATTTCACTTTTTATTTATTTATATCTATCTTGGTTTGATGTTCTTGTTAATAGAAAAAAGAACATCATCACATCCAAAAGTAATTGATATTTTTTGTCCTACTGTGGATGTATAATCAAATGTAATTGGTGTTGCTCTTAAAAAATATGAATCTCTAAAATCATAAGAATAAATCAATATATCCTGTTCATTAAATGCTTCAAATAATATATTTCCAACTTTACTCAGAAAAAATGGATAATATATACCATTATCATCTATTATTCTTCTTTGACACCAATTAACAAACTTTGGTATAGTTCCATATGCATCATCTTCAAACAATATTGAAAACTCAAATCCTGAATGTTCAAATACTGGAAATGATCTAGGAAAAATACCTTCATTAACAATTTCTTTTTTAAATTCAAAATTTGGTATGCTTATATTAACAACTTGATATTGTTCTATTACAGGCATTGTACCTGCTCTTAGAAGCATATTTGCCCTTCTAGTTTTCTGTCTACTAGATAATTCAGTTAAATCTAAATTTTCATTTATAGTAACTAAAAACTTATCTGATCTTTGTACTGTTTTATTCTTGAAATATTTACTATATATCTTCTGTTCTATAGGCATATTCTTTCCTGTTTATATATATTTATATTCAGGAAAGTTTGGA